CGCCGACAGCGGTGATGGCGGCGCCGAAGGAACTAGTGCCGCCGTCACCGCCGGCGTTGGCTCCTGCGGTGCCGGCTGCGCCTCCGGCTCCGACCGTTACGGCGACGCTGGCTCCCGTGGCGGACGGGGTGAACCATCCGCACGCGTATTCGCCGCCTCCGGCACCGGGTGCGCATGCGGCCTGACCGGATCCTGTGGCACCGCATCCGCCGGATCCTCCCCCGCCGCCCTGGACCTGGACATGCACGAGGATGGCGTTCGCCGGACGGGTCCAGGTGCCGCTCGCGGTGAAGACCTGGACGTCCTTGCCGCCGATGATGATGGCGTCGGCGCCTGTGGCGAGGGTCTGCATGTGCTCCCAGAGCCGGGTGTGGTCCGAGCTCTGGGGGTACGTGATGCCCTTGGAGGTGTTGGCGGTCATGACGAGGTACGCCTCCAGGAGAGCGTGACGGTGAAGGCGGCCGACCAGGAGCCCCGGCCTGCGAGGTGGATGTACGGGTCGTCGGAGCTGACGCTGATTCCGATGCCGCCGCGGGTGCCGTCGATGAGGGCCTGGCCCCAACTGGTGGGCAGGGTGAACGTCGCCGAGGAGCCGATCGTCAGGCTCGGTCCGGACATCGACTCGTTGAGGGTGGGTGCGCCGCCCGGCCGGCTCGTCTGGGTGATGAGGCGCAGTGTCGCGGAGCGGGCTGCGAAGTCCCCGGCCGACAGCCGTTTGATCTTCACGGTGGCTTTGGTGCAGGTCGCGCCGTTCAAGGTGTGCGGCTTGCTGCCGTAGAACGCGGCGCCCGTGTTGCGGCCGTAGGAGGATCCGCCGTAGCGGCCCTGGAACAGATCGAAGCTGTTGGTGGGGTCGCCGTCCGAGCGCCAGGAGCCGTCCCGGTAGCAGGCCGTCGCCGTTGGAACGCACGTCAACGTCCCTGTGGTCACCGTCGGTTTCGGCGCGGGTGGCGGATCCCCCGTGTCGACGGGGGTCGTGTCCGTCGGCGCGGGCGTGGCCGGCGTCGACGACGGAGCGGCCGGAATGATGTTGATGACGTAGTAGGTGCTGTCTAGACGGGCGGCTAGAAGAATGTTGCCGACCGCCACCGTCAGCCCGGTCGCCACCCGGGCAGTGACCGTGATGCCGCCGACCTTGACCAGGCAAGCGCCCGATGAGGACGCGCTCTGCGCGATCCCGCGGACGACTCCTATCCCGGCGAGGGAGACGCGGGTATCAGCAAAGTCCGCCACGACGCCCCCTCTCTCTACAGGACGCGCACGGTCAGGGACTGTTCTCCGGGCGAGTAGGGCAGCGACAGCACTTCGATGGCGCAGCGCGCATTCGTCAGGCCGGCACCAGTGACGGACACGATGTCACCAGGGATGAGGCCCGGATGAGGAACCATCGTGACCTGCAGCTTCCGGAACGCCTGGCGCCGCAACAGCTTCAGTTGGGCTGCTGCCGCGGTACGGCACTGAGCGACGGTGGTCAGTAGCGACGACTGGTACGGGTAGGGGACGGGCAGCGGGTTGAACGCGCCGCCGTACTGGTAGGGGCTGGCACCATCCGAGTCGTAGACGACGCCTTGGATCTGGTTGCCGGCCGAGTCCTCCCCTTGCGCGACGACCACGTTGTAGGCGCCGTCGCGGGTGGTTGATCCCTGCCAGCGCACGACGGTGCCCCCATTGGGATCGTCGGTGATGGCCAGAACGCTACTGCCCGAGTCGCTTACAGGTTCGATGAGCAGGTATCCGTCTTCGGTGACTCGGTCGGCTGCACCCCAAGCGCCCTCCACCTCGGTGACGGCCGCGAGCCGGTCGGAGTCCCACTGCATGCCGAGGGGGATGGAACGGTCGATGAGGGTGCCGTCGAAGCTGACGGTGAGGGCGGGTTCGACGAGGGCGCGGATGACGGAGGCGAGGGTGTCGGTAGAGGACGGCTGGAACGGCGCGATCAGGTTCGCTTCGTCGATGAGGGCGAGCAGGCCCACGCAGCTAACGGTGACGGTGTCACCCTCGGTGGACGAGTCGCTGATCAGGAACCAGCCTCTGTTGATCCACTCCATGGTGCCGCCGCCGATGTCGACGCCGTAGTCGATGCGGAGCATCTGGCCGTAGGCAGCGAGCGGGTGGGCCGGGTCGGTGCCGGGGTCCCAGTCGAAGCCGCCTTCCCGTCGGGGGATGGTGAGGGTGATCTGTTCGGGGACGGCGAGGGAGCGGTCGCGGGTCTCTGATCCGTCGTGGACGGGAATGTTGTCGGCGATGAGTTGGCCGCCGAGCCAGGACTCGGCGCGGATGTCCATGGTGTAGCTGCCCTGTACGACAGCAAGGGCCGTTGTCGACATATCGAGCATGTCAGGGTCCGAAGTCGTACTGTGCGATGTCGAGCAGCGTGCCGGGGAAGAAGGCGGCGATGTCGGCGAGCGTCGAGAAGTTGTTCGCGATGTCCTGCAAGGTGAATCCCGCCGCCTCCATCACGTTCGGCCAGTCGTCGGACTTGACGACGTTCAGGGCGAACCACCGGTAGGCGTCGTACCAGTTGGGGTCTTCGCTGTCGTCGAGCAGCGCATAGGTGCCGTCCAGGCGTGGGAGGCTGGTCTGCTTGCGGACGAGGATGACGCCTTCGGTGGCGTTGTCGAGGAGCTCGTTCAACGCGTCGCCGGCATCGTCGGTTTCGGTGCGGACGGTGAGGGTGCCGGAGCGGGCCGATCGCGGTTTGCCGACGACGACGATCCGCCCGTTGATGTTGAACTGGGTGGCGTCGCGGTCCCGTTTCCAGCCGAGCGGCGACTCGACCTTCACGGCGGCGCCGACCCCGCGGATCGCGTCCGAGATGACATCGGAACTGACGGTCGACGTGATGGGTCCGGAGTAGACGGTCCACTGGCTGCCGTTGACGTCGGTGAGGACGGCGGCGTAGTTGAGGCTGACTCCGAACGGCTGCTCGGCGTCCACGCGCAGCAGGGTGGCCTGCCCGGTCACGTCAATGCCGCTTGCCGCGCGGACCGCAGTCAGGGCCGTGCCGACCTGCCGGTACAGGGTGGCGGTGACGATGTCGTCGCCGGTCAGGCCCGTCGCTGACACCAAGTTGCGAGGCGGGAACACGGACTGGGCGGAGGCGTTGATGTCCGAGGACGCCTCGCGGATCCTCAGTGCGCCGCCCACGCCGGTTCCCGCGACCGACAGTGTTCCCGCGACCGTCGGCGCCTGCGCGCCCGATCCGGATGAGACGGTGCTGTAGGCCTGTACGCTGCGGGCGCCGTACCCGGTGGTCGAACCAAGGTCGGATGGCTCAGTGACCGCGCCGAACGTGATGCCGCTGGCGGTCACCGTCTCGGCGGAGATGCTCGTCCCGTTCTGCGGCAGCCCGTATCCGAGCAGCGCGAAGTCACCGGCAGCCCACGTGAGCGCGGTGGATCCCACGATCGAGAATCCAGTTCCGGATGCGGTGTCGTCACCGAAGGTGGCCGCCCACCTCCAGCCTGTTCCGGCGGTCCGGTCCAGGACCCAGATGCGGCCGCAGATCACCGACCCGGTGGATCCCGAGGGGATCGCGGTGGTCGGTGCCGCATCCGAGCCCGCCAGCACCCGCAGGAACCAGGTGAGTCGGCGAGGGCCGGCGCCGGACGCGAAGGTGCCGCCCCCGCCCGAGAAGCTTCCCGCTGACGTCCAGCCTGAAGGTGTGGAGGGGGCATTGTCGTTGGGGTGCCCGGAGACGACCTGCAGCACAGCAAGTCGCCCTGCGGTGGCTCCCGCCGGATAGGCCGGGGTGATGGTGTCGGCGGCCCCGGCCAACGACCCGGAGGCGATGAACGAGATCGTCACCCGCCGCTCCTCCTCCCTACCTTCGCCCGGTGCGCCTGTTCGCGCTCCGACACCTTGACCATGGGCTTGACGGTGCCCTGGATGACCCCGAGGAGTTCCCCGGAGTCGAGGACCAACTGCCCGGTCAGGTGCTGGGGTTGGCTGTTCTGCTGCTCCAGGGCTGCGGCGAGGCGTTCCCACGTCTCGTCCTGGCCGGAGCGGCTGCGTGCCGCGGTAGGCACGTAGCGCCGGCGCATGGACACGCCGGTGGCGGTGTCGGCGAGCCGCTGGGCCGCGGAGCCGACGAGGTGGCTGTGCATGTCGATGCCGTGGGCCATGCCGAGGACGACGTTCTTTCCGACCTCGTCACGGAACACGCCCGACGGCGACTTGATCTTCAGGGCCTTCTTGATGGCGCTGACCAAGTCCTTGGCGAGCTTGTTGATCTGCTTCTGCAGATCCTTCTCCTGCGCCTTCAGGCCTGCGAGGAAGCCCTCCCCGGCGTGCTTACCGGAGTCGTACATCATGTCGGCCATGTCCTTGCCGAAGGACGTCGCCAGCTTCCCGCCAGAGGCGACCAGCTTGTTGAGCTTGTCGATGTCCTGCGTGGTGACGTTCTTCTGGCCGAGGATCGTCGCGAGCTGGCTGCCCGGACCGGCCTCTGCCAGCTGCGCCAGCAGATCCTTCGACGCGCCGCGCCCCTTCAGAGACTTCGACAGCGACACGAAGCCGCTGGCCGTCTTCTGCTGGCTGCCCATCTGGGAGATGAGGTCGCCGACCGAAGCGGCCGAGGTCCCGGAGACCGACAGGAAGTCCTTGATGGTGCCAGCCTGGTCGGAGGCGTACTGGTTGGCTGCGGCGATCTGCTGCTGGATCGATGCCCGCTTGCCCGCGAGGGCCTCCAGCTTGCCGCCGCGACGCTGAATGCTCGCCGCGGTCCGGCTGTAGCCGGCGTTCAACAGCTTCGTCGCCAGCGACTTGATCGCCGAAGTGATGGCCGCAGCGGTGCCCGTCGACAGCGTCTTGAGAAGACCAGTCGCGATCGTGTTCGCGATCGACGTCTTCGCCGAACGCTGGGCGTTGCGCAGCGCGATCTCGGCGGCCTTCAACTCCTTCTCTGCCGCCTTCAACCGCTTCTCGGCTGCAGCCACGCCCTTGTGCCGACGCCTAGCGCTCGCCAGGGCGTCCTTGGCGTCCTCGACGCGCTGCCTGTCGCGGTGGACGCGGTCGGAGGCGTTGAGGATGGTGCCCGACGCGTAGCCGGGCAGCTTGATGCCGTGCGTCTTGGCCATCCTGACCGAGTCCTCGTGCGAGAAGATGCGGGTCCCCTGCTTGGTGACCTGCATCAACTCAGCGCCACGCTCACCGACCCAGGCAGTCTCACCGAACTGCGCGTACCCGCCCTTGGCGTATCCGCCAGGCCGAGTCATCACATTGATCCAGTTGCTGCCGTACCTGTGCATGGCATAGTTGACGCCCGCATAGATCGAGGCCAGCGGGTCAGTGATGCCCCTGGAGCGGAATGGGCCCGCGTAGGCATTGAAGGTGCCGGGGATCGTCTGCATGAGGCCCTGCGACGGGTGCCCCGCACGGGCGTTGCTGTCGGTCAGGTTGATCGCGTTCGGGTTGCCGCCGGATTCGATCTGGATACGCTTGAGGACCGCGCCCTGTGCGAAGGCTGGCGCTCCGAGCATCTGCAGCACAGTGGCGACGGCACCAGACCAGCGGTTCACGCTGCCGCCCCCGCCGCCTCCACCGATACCGAGGAAGCCGAGCAGGTCCCCACCCAGTCCGCCGAGCGCCTTCATCGCCTTCCCGGGCAGGGAACTGAGGGAGACAAGTCCCTTCTTGACGATGTGCGCCAGCGCCTTGGGTAGCGAGCCGAACACCTTCTTCGCGATCGCCGTGCCGCTGGTTTTGGCCATGCCCTTCATCAGGCCAGACACCAGATGTCCGCCGATCGACATGAAGACGCGCGACGGCGACTTGACGCCGAAGAAACGCTTCACCGCGCCGACGACCGGATCGACGACATGGCCCTTGATCCAGCCGCCGATGCCCTTCATCGCGACGAGGATCCCCGACTTCAGGCCAGAGATCATGCCCCCGCCCTTACCGGGCAGCCAGCCGCGCGCACGGGCGAACGGGCCCTTCACGGGGTTGATGACGTGGGAGGTCACCCAGCCGCCGATGCTCTTGCCGACCGAGTAGATGCCCGCCTTGAAGCCGGACACCATTGAGCTGCCCCTGCCGGGCAGCCAGGACCCGGTGCGCGAGAATGGGGACCTGACCGGGTTCACGATGCGGTCGACGATCCAGCCGCCGATCCCCTTCACGGCGACGACGATGCCGGACTTGAGGCCAGCGATCAGATTGCGGCCGATGCCCATGAAGACACGGCTCGGGCTCTTGATGCCGAACAGCGACTTCACACCGTTCGTGATCGGGTCGACGATGTGGCCCTTCAGCCACGACCCGATGCTCTTCATCACGTTCCAGGCGCCGAACGTCAGGCTCTTCGCGAGGTTGACGCCGATCTGGTAGAGGCTGAACCGGCCGAACGCCTTGTAGGTGGCCCGGATGAACCGGTTTCCCGCGCCCGGCAGGTGCTCGATCAGTGCCCGTCCGAGCCCGGCGACGATCTCGTTGCCCTTGCGTGCCAGTTCCAGGCCGAGGACGCCGAGCCGGATCGGGAGGAGCCCGAGCTCGCGAGCGAACCACGCGGCGATCTTCGGGAAGTGGCGGGCGAAGGCCTCCAGGAACTTGAGGGACATCCTGCCGACGAACTCGTTGATCTTCAGGAAGATG